GCCCCCATACATACCTTTTAACAAAAAAGAGGAGAGCAAATTTCAGGAAACGAAATAGAGAGAGAAATGAAAAAAAAATTGTGGAGTAATTTTGAGAGAGAGAGAATAATTGTATTTGAGAACGAAAGCAGGACACGAGAGTTATAATAATAGATATTTATACACAAGAAGTCGTCTATATGAAAAAGACCTCTTAAATCTCTTTATTTTAAGTCAGGAGTGGATATAGATTGAATGGCAATAATAAAAAAACCATTGAGCAATCCGATGTGCTTAAACCTATGGGTTAATTTTAAAAGATAAATGTGTTTTAGTATAATTTACCCTAGAGATAAAAATAAGTCGTTAGAGGGCTTTATTTTAATTCATTCGACTTACTCTCAAAAAGAGCCTTTTGCTTAATTGTTTTTGTGTTTGGGGTATTGAGAGAAGAAGAGTTTGTTTTAATGGCTGTAATAGGGCAAGGATTAATTCAAATGCCTAGTCTAGCTACACGGGGTAAGTCAGGAGAGTTAGGATGTTTCGAATGTTTGCAGTAAGAGTGCGCACTTTTTTAAATGCCGAGTTCCCCCCATTGGGCGCAGGGTGTTAGGAGTGGTGTTTGTTTGGGGAGGGGTGTTGGGGATATACGCTTTTATTCGAAAGCATACGAAAGAATAGACGAAAGGAACCAATGAAAGGAACCTTTGGGTGGAACCATTCCGTATTTGGGGTACGGAGTGAAGAAAGGAACCTTTGGGGAACCAATGCGTTTGGTTGGGTAAAAGATATTGTTGTGATTTTGTTGTGATTTTGTTGTGATTTTGTTGTGATTTTGTTGTGATTTTGTTGTGATTTTGTTGTGATTTTGTTGTGATTTTGTGTGTGTTGGGAAAACTTTGGGAAAAGTGTTGTTGATTGTCAAGGAGTTAGAAAGGATTGTGGGAAATTCGTGGGAAAAAGTCTGAAAAATAATCAAAATTGACTGAAATTACCAGAAATAGACCAAAACAACAAAAAAAACGTGGGAAAACTATACTTGATAATCAATACGTTATAACCATTTTTGGGAAAACCAAAAAAAGCGTGGGAAAACTTTGGGAAAACTATACTTGATAATCAATACGTTACAATCATTTTTGGGAACTTCGTGGGAAAAACTTTTTTGATGGTTTTTGAAGTTTTTTGAGGTATTTTGAGGTATTTTGAGGTATTTTGAGGTATTTTTTGTGGATTTGGGGTATTGGAAGGGGGGAGATTAAGGGGATAAGATGAAATTAATTTTATTTTTTAACATTATTTCCTATTAACTAATATTATTGTTAAGGCTAAAACTAAAACACTAGCACCTATAAATATTCTAACATTAGTCTGATATTTAATTTCAGCTTGTATTCTTTCTTCATCAAGAGCCGAGTATTTATTTATTGTGCTTTTAACAGCTACTTGTTTATTTTCTTCTATTTTTTTAGCACAATCTAATTTTTTAAGTTCTGCTTCTGCTTCTGCTAAACTTTTGGAAGAGGCTTGTACACGAGATGGGTTATTTTGATATGTAAACTCTTCTATTGAGTTTCTTATATTTTGAATATATGCTTCCTGCCACTTACATTTTTCTAATAAAACATCTTTACCGCAACCCGCATCTTGATATTTTTTTTTAATATTCTGCACATATATTTGTAATTCTTTTGGTGGATTAGTTCCATGTCTTTCCCACTCATTTCTCGATGATTGACATTCAGATAATTTTATCATTTTTCATTAGTTAGAATTAATACTGTGGTTATTAAAACGGCAGACCCTATTAATATGTAAATCTTAGTTTCTAAATCTGACTTTCCTAAAACTGTTTTTTCAGATTCTATTGACGTTATGGTAGCTATTTTTGCAGTTTCATCAAGTCTGGTCTCCTCTATTTTATCCAAACAGCTATAACCATTAAACTTGGTTGAAATTAAATTTTTTGCATAAGCTAAAAATTCAATTTCTATTTTAGTTCCTTCTTGCGGAAATCCTGCTTGGATTTTGGTGTATTTTGCTATTTCTTCAGTTATTCTTTTTAAATCTATATCTAGGTCAATGCAATTATTAGACCTAACTTGTACTACACCAGTTTTATAATCATTGTCTAAATATGGTTTAGTAATTTGGTCATAAATAAACCACTCACTTATATCTCCTGCCCCTCTATCAGTAAAAGGTTTGTTTGTTACTGGGTTAAGCATATTAAGAACCATTGCAGGACTTCTTGTTGATGATGATACTCCTCCTCTTGTACCAACCGCCATTACCCTTCTTGTTGTTGCCATTTTTTAATTTTTTATTTACCAATATTATATTTGAAGCTATCTTCTTCCACCTACTCTTATCGTTGAATTAGTAGCCCTAGGAGTTGTACTCGATGTGCTTCTTGTTGAAGTTGTAGTACTTGTTGGTGTGTAAGTTGGATTTACGGTTGAATTTCTCGTTGTATTTGTTACAGTAGGCTGTAATCCTAAAGAGGTATCCGCAACAGATGTTCGACCACTTCCTTCAGTTTTAGTTGAATTTGCGACAGATAAATCTTTTTGTATTGAACTCTTCTCATTTGCATTTAACTGAGAAAGTTGTTTTTCTGCTACTTTAGGTTTTGTTTTTTTTAATAAATAATAACCGACTGCAATAGCGCCAGCTACACCTACAAATATCCCTATTTTTTTTATATTTCCCATTTTTAATTGTTTATTATTTAGGCAAATATAAATAAAATATTTATAAAAAAGATTTAAGTAAATTTTAACAAAAAAAAGCGAACCAAAAACTTGTAGAACCAAAAAACTTTTTAACTTTGACGAAATAAAAAACAAACTAAAAATAAAATTTTAAACCTATGGGTACATTCATGCTTTTTTGGCTTTTAGGAGCTATAATAAATTACATTTTTTGGAAATTTGAAAACAAAGATAATTTGTTTTGCGGAGGTTTTCAACCAATTATAGTAATATTTTCATTATTACTTAGTTGGATATTTCTAGTCATGCAAATAATAATGAAAGCTTCAGAGCGAAAATAATAACAACTATGAAAGCAAACGAATTAAGATTAGGTAATTTGGTTAATTGGAATTTTGAAATAGCGAAAATATCACAAATATTAGAAGTAGAAGTTGCTTTTAAATGTGGAGATATTGGATTTATTTCTGACTTAAACCCTATCCCACTAACAGAAGGATGGTTGTTGAATTTTGGATTTGAAAAAAAAGTATTTAACAGTGATATTTACGATGGGGTCGAATATAATTTAGAAATCAATGGTTTCATATTGAATTATTATGATGATGATAATGATTTTAGCTTAGCTATCCACTTGAAAAAAAACGACTTTGGGTTTTGTCCAGATTTAAGTTTGTTCAAAAATGTCCACCAACTTCAAAACCTATACTTTGCATTAACTGGAAAAGAACTAACAATTAAAAATCAAGAATAATTATGGCTTATTTTAGAATTAATTATCAACACTCAGTATTTTTTGGTAAACACCATGATTATATGCCAGAAGACTTTATCGATGATATTTTTTTTAACATTTATGATGAGGATGATGATGGTGTTGAATATAAAGTGGGAGAAGGTCATATAAAGATTTTAGATTTTTGTAAGTATGCGAATTATCCCTATGACTTAGATTTTGACTTTTCAGATATTATAGATAGTGATGGGCAAATTTTTAATCTTTTTGAAGTTATTTCCAATTCAAAATTTATATTTAATAGATATTATAATTCAGACTTATACAAAGCTTTTTTTCTTAAAAAATTTGATTGTGGATTATTATACGACAAGGTTGCTTATTTAGAAAAATTAAATATATTTAACGACTATCAAGGTTCGGGTATTGGCTCAATGGTCTTAAAAGAATTACATGACAAGTTTGATGTTGATTATATTGCAGTTATACCATTCCCTTTAGAGTTTAATAAAAAATCAAAGGAAGATTATAAGCCAAAAGATTTTGACTTAAAAATGAAAAAAGTAATTAATTTTTACAAAAAAAACGGCTACAAGCAAATAGCTAAATCGGAATTTTATATGTTAACTTATAATCAAGAATAATTATGGAAAATAGAGTCGTAAATTTTATAGGTAAAGTTGATTACAATATACATTTGGGAGGAAATTGCATTTGGGGGAAAAACGATAAAAATACAAATACTGAATTAATTGCTACAATATGTGGTTATAGAAGTATTCTAAAACTTTGTAAAGATGTGAATGAAGCAAATGATTTTCAAGATGAAATGGGTAGGTTTATTGCAGAAGCGATTAACGAAAAAATAGATAGACATTTTATTAATGCTAATGCAATAACTATAGAAGAAATTGATATGTCTAATCGACTTAAAAACTCTTTAAGAGTTGCTGATATTATGTATTTAGGTCAAGTTTCTGAATTTAGAAGATTAGAAATTTATAAATTTCGTCATATTGGTGTAATGTCACTTTGTGAATTACAACAATTAATGGATAAATATAAACTTAAATTTAAAGGAGAGTAATTAAATCAAAAATAAATAAAAAAAACGAACCAAAAACTTGTAGAACCAAAATACTTTTTTATCTTTGCTAAAGAAAATTTAAACTAACAACAAAATTTTAAAACTATGGAAACTATGAATGAAATCCCTAATGAAACTAAAGAGCAAGTGTTTAATAAAACATTTGACTTATTAAATGCTACTCAAACCAATTGGAGCGTAACCAAAAAGCCTTTAAAATGTGATGACGGCTATCCTACTGAAAGCTTTGGTATCTATCGTAATGATAATAACCTTTGGCTAGGAACTGTTGGAAAACAGTATCAAACAATGCAAAATTCTGCATTAGCTGAAAACATTATTGAAGCTTCTATGGACATTACTGAAAAGTTTAGAGGTGGTTCCTTGTATAACGGTAAAAAGGTTTATTATCAAGCTCAATTGCCTGACACTATTGTAGCTAACGACACGATTGAAAGATACGTTACTGGTCTTAATAGTCACGATGGTAGTTCTTCTATTGGATTTGGCTTTACTAATAAGGTTGTGGTTTGTCAAAACACATTTCACCTTGCTATGAAGGATGTAACTAGATTTAGACACACTGCTTCTGCTTCTTCAAGAATAGAATTAGCAAGAAAGAAAATCAACGATATTTTAAGAATTGAATGTGGTCTTATGGATAACTACAAAAGGATGGCTGACGTTAAAATTAGTACTGCTGTTACCAAAAGGGTTATAGCTGATTTGTTTGACTTTGACGTAGTTGATTTCGATAAGGAAACTTCTGAATTTTCAACTAGAAAGGTTAACGAAATATCCAAGTTCAAAGAGATTTTGGATAGCGAATTAAACTCTCACGGACATACCTTATGGGGCTTATTCAATGCTGTTACATGGAAGACTAACCACCAAGATGTAAAGGATGGGAAAAGTCTTGAAAACGTGATGATTGGTAGCGGTTACAGAAAGAACTTAAATGCCTACAACATCATCGTAGATTCTTTACCAAAACCCGTTTCAGTTTCTATTTAAGAATTAAATTTAATACCTTAGCGGACTTAAAAATCCGCTTTGGTATTTTTAAAAAAGGGGGCGACTGGATTTGACAGACAACCACTAATTATTACAATCAGCCAGAGAGATAACTGTAAACTAAGGTGAATTTAATAAATGACAACAAAGTAATTTCGTTAGATGTTGACCAAGTTAACGCTAACATGAGCAAAGTTTTTTCATTGATTAACCCTAATGTTGAAGAACTACAATTAGTAGCCTAAACATTAAAAGGATTTCCTGATTAGATTAAATCAGGTGGTGGTTTGTTTACTTTTAACAGTAGACCCTAGTTGAATGATACTACAACTTTAAAATCGTATCAAAAAAAGCTGTATAAATTGTAATAACCAAAGTTGTTTGGACGGGAGTTCGAATCTCCCCGCCTCCACAAACCAATTAACAACAAAAAACTATGGAAGAAATTAAAGAAGTTAAAACCGTAAGGATTGACTACAAGTGTCCTAAATGCAAGGACGGTTATCTAAGACCAGTTGGCAGTGTTCTTGCATCATACCCTCCAATATACCCACATCAATGCACAGATTGCGATTACGCAGAATCATTTAGCGGTAAAATGTACCCATACACAGATTACAGAAATATAAACACGCCATGACCAAGAAAGAGTATAAATTAATCGAAAAAGACTATCCAATGTACGGTTGGATTTTGATTGCGCAGGTTTTGTTTGCTTTAATATTTTGGTGGATAGTAATTAGTCATTTAAGCGTTTAAAATAAAATGGTGAGAGAAATAAAATTTAGGGCATGGGATGACTTAAATAAAAAATGGCTATTACGTTATGAGTATAAAAATTTAGGTGGATTTAGCCTAACGGGAGAATGTGTATTATTTGGGGAATGGGTAGGTGTTTTTGAGTCTTTTTTATTTAATAAAGATGATAAAAAATGGGATGATTTAAAAATTATGCAGTTCATAGGACTAAAAGATAAAAATGGGGTTGATGTTTATGAAGGAGACATAGTGAATTTTACTCGTTCTCAAGGAAATTGGCAAATACCAAGCTCTCATAAATATGTTACTGATGTTTGTGAAATAATATGGGATAGTGAATGTAGTCGGTTTGCGTTAGCCTATAAGTCAAACATTCAAAAAATTAGAAAACATTGGGGATATGAATACGAAGTTATCGGAAATATTTATCAAAATCAAGAACTACTTAAATAAATGGAGCTGTACGACCAAGCCAAGGAGTTAATATTAAATAGACAATCTTTAAGTAACAACAGTAGCGGTACTAGCCTAAACCATATAAGTAAATGCCTAGATATAACTATTGTACAACTAAAACCAATACTTAATCAGCTCTACAAAGACAACTACATCATCATAAGAAAAGGAATTAACGGAGAATTAATATTTTTAAAAAACTATAAAAAATGAAGTTAGAAAAAATCATGCACGGGGATTGTTTAGAAGAGCTTAAAAAGCTCGAAGATAATTCAGTAGATGCAATTGTAACAGACCCTCCTTATGGACTATCATTTATGGGTAAGAAATGGGATTATGACGTTCCTAGTGAAGAGATATGGAAAGAGTGTTTGAGAGTTTTAAAGCATGGAGGTTACTTATTAGCTTTTGCAGGAACTAGAACGCAACATCGTATGGCTGTAAGAATAGAAGATGCGGGATTTGAAATTAGGGATATGATAGCTTGGGTTTACGGTTCGGGCTTCCCTAAAAGTTTGAATATTGGAAAAGCTGTTGATGCCTTGCAAGGAAATGAAAGGGAAGTTGTTGGGGAAATAAAACGTGGCGATGTTCAGAAAGCGAAACTAAATGGTAGTGGTTATTTAGCAGATGAAGCAAATAGAAATAATGAAAAACAATTTGGATATGGAGTAGAAAAATTAACCAAAGGAAACTCTGAATGGGAAGGTTGGGGTACAGCTTTAAAACCAGCATTAGAGCCAATAACTATGGCAAGAAAGCCTTTATCCGAAAAAACAGTTGCTTTAAATGTCTTGAAATGGGGAACTGGAGGAATTGATATTGATGGTAGTCGAGTTGAAAGCTCTCAAGAAGATAAGGAAATTATGGATAATAAAGCATCTAAAAATCCAACAACTAACTATTCTGATAGTCCTGATAAGATATATTCAGCATTTGCAGAAGACAAGGCAACCCCATCAAATCCTATAGGTCGTTTCCCTGCAAATTTAATTTTATCTTATCCCGAAAATGAATACACCTGCAAAGATAATTTAACTAAAGAACAGATATATAAATTATATAAATGGCTAAATGAGAACACCTAGAAAATGCCATTATAAACTTGAAAATAGAAAATACAATGATAACAATTGAACAAACATTATATAATAAAATGCCGATTGATTTACAAGGATTATTTAATAAACTTCCTAATTACGGTTCAGAAGAAGTAGTATCGATGTTTCCCAATACGAAAAGTGGTGCAATGAAAAAAGCCTATAAATATCAAAATAACGGTAATAGTTTAGGCGCACCTTCAGGAAGTACAAAGCAAATTCACGATTCAAGCGAAGGAAATGCAAGTCGATTTTTTTATTGTGCCAAAGCGAGCAAGTCAGAACGTAATGCGGGTTGTGATGGTTTGCTAGATAAAGAAAGAGTTAATTATGGTGGTTTTCATAGCGAAGAAGGATTATTGAATAATGGCAGAAATCCAGAAAATAGAAATCCAAATAAAAACAACCATCCAACAGTAAAGCCGATTGCTCTTATGGAATATTTAGTAAAGCTAGTTAGTAGAGAAGGGGCTGTTATTCTTGACCCATTTGCGGGTAGCGGTAGTACTGGAGTTGCTTGTAAAAACACCAACAGAGATTATATATTAATAGAGCGTGAAGATGATTACATTCCAATAATAAACGGAAGATTAAAAAATGCTAAACCAAAAACAAAACCACTAACGTTATTTTAAAAACTTAAAAAAACCATGAAAAAATTACTATTAGGAGCTTTATTGTCATTGAGCTTATCAATGTCAGCCCAAGAAGAAAAGGGAGTTTTTACTGAAAAATATACGAAGTTTATAATAACAACTAACGATGTTGTTGGAGAGCTTCAGTATTCGAATGTAACAGTAGTGTATAATGAAAACGGTACTAACGATATTGGGATATACTTGCCCGATAGCAAGATGTTACTTTACAGTTCAGGTAAAATAGAAACGGGAAAGACCACGGGTGGTTCTTCATATCAACTTGTTAAGTGTATAGTTAAGGATACTGGCAAGTCCGTAGGATTACAATTATTCGCAACTGTACTTAGATTATTTACAAACGAAACCTACACGGATTCAATAGAATTTTTTAATTAAACAATTATGAAACAGTCAGCAGTAGGATGGATAATTGACCAATTATTTGAATTAAGAAACCCGACTTTAAATCAGATAGAAATAGTCAAAAAAGCTAGAGAAATTGAAAAGCAACAACAAGGCTATACAGAGGATGAATTATTTAAAATTATAAATGATTTTTGCTTTGATTGGAATTACAATTACAAAGGAGAGTTAAGTCAAAAACAGTATTTGATAGAGTGGTTTGAAAAATTTAAAAACAAGTAAGCTATGATAAAAGAAGTAAAAATGTACACAATGGTTTGTGATTGTTGTGGTAAAGATGTTAATGAAGGTACTGAATATTCTGCTTGGAGTGAAGTATGCGCTTTAAACGATTTGGCTGATGAAAGTGGTTGGGAAGAAATACAAGATAAACACTATTGCACCGATTGTTATGAATATGACGATGATGACGAAATAATTATTAAATCAAAATAAATTATGGAAAACGAAATAACAAAAGCTTACGAATTAGGTTTTATACCAAACCCTAAAGATTACACTCACCCAACTTTTGAAGAAATTTTACCTCTTGCGCAGACAAAGGAGCAAATTTTTGTAAAACAGCAAAAAAATAACGGTATTAAAGTAGCTTCGGTTTGCTTACCAAAAAGAGTTCTTAATCCCGAAGAAACCAAAACCGATGTGAACGACTTTTTTAATAGTTTAGATGGAATTTCAATAACCGAATTTAAACGGTAAAAAGATTAATATTTATCACGAAAAACAATCTTTATACTTTTATTTTAGGTTTGATTTCTTTTATTTCGATAAATTATTTAGATTTTATCATATTAATCTTTTATTTTTACGTCTTAATTTAAGATAAATCGTTATGACACCAGAAAATAAAAAAATAGCAATGTATTTGGGAGGAGCAATTGCAATAGGAGCAGTTGGATTTTTCGTTTACTCTTTCTTCAAAAAACCAATTGTCATTGGAAATACAAGTGTAGTATTGGGCAATGAAGAAGATACAGCCAATAAAAACATTACCAAACCTACCATAACGCCTGCTACAGAACCTAGTAATTTTTTTAAGGAAATGTTAGCTCAACAAGCTACTGCTAATGTTCCAAGCTTTAGTGGTTGGCTAAAAGATAATCCGATGCCAACTTCATTTAGGTCTTAGGAAATTTAGTAATTAATTATATTACTATTAAAAAATCACAACACAAAATCAAGTGCCTAGTCGCACTTTTTTTTGACTTTTATTATTTATATTTGTACCAATAACTTAAACACTAATTATGGCTAGCAGTAGAAACTTAAAACCGAAAGTATTGCAGATGAGACACGAGGGATTGTCTTATAGAGAAATACAAAGAAGACTAAATTGCTCAAGGGGTAGTATAAACTACATTTGCAAAAAAAACGAGTTGGTAGATATTGGAAAGAAACTTTACCCACTATCAATCGAATTAAAATCTCAAATTTTTGAATTTTGCAAAGACCACTCTATATCAGAAGCAGTTAAGCACTTCAATGTTTCCTTATCCTCAATAAAGAAATACAAAAAAGCACCTAAAACTATTTAAGAGAAATCTAAAATGAAGAAAAACTTTTCCCTAAAGATATTTAACTTAATAGCCAAACGTGTTTATAAGTTATCTAAAAAGCGTAAACTTGGATGGACGTGGAATGAATGTCAGAAGTGGACTTCCGCTAATCTGTTTAAAAAGTACAAGGGAAAAGCTTTTAGAAAAATTAAAGTTACCGATGTAGATAAAGATGTTATAGCTATAATTGAGAGTAAAGCAATGCCTATCTCTACTGTTACAACATCTAAAAAAGCTGAAGTATGCTTCAACATAAATCAAGTAACCAATGACCAAACAGACGATGTTGGATTTTACTATCTACACGATAGAATATTTGGAGGTAATGGTGAGATTGGATTTGACGGTAATCTTAAAATAGCAGTAGAAGTAGATGGTTTAATTTCAACGGGGCTGATTAAAAAATATCAATTAGCCGAATCTGATATTAAGAAACTTATTTCTGATATGCGCAAGCTAAATTTACCTTCTGGAGATGATTCCATAATCTTTAAAAGGATTATAATTTCTAATGAAATATCCGAGATAAACAACCCGTGTAATGCTTATATTCTTATAACAAGGTTAGGTTCAAGTGCCGACTTGGGAAGCGTAGAGGTTGACATGGATGTAAAGGAAAAAGACTTGTCGCCTGAGTTACAAGCAAAAATAGATGAAGCTAGAAAGCTTGATGAAGCATCAAAGCAAGCTATGAGCAGGAAGAAGAAGGTTGTAGGTATGGAAAGACCAAAGCAAGTGGAACCTAAAAAGGGGGCTGAACAACCATTAGGCAAAACTGAATTAGATGCTGAAAGATATAAAGCTCTCAACCGAACTCTTGAAATTTTAAGAGAAGACTTTAAAGATGGCTTAATTACCAAAAAACAATACCAAGAAAGACAACAACAAATATTAAACAAATTTGAAAAAGGTGGTAAAATTTAACAACAACTGCTATGGAACTAAATTTAAAAGATTTTCCCCGACAATACAAAAGGGTACGGATTGACCGAAAGTTAAAAATGCTTAAAAATTGCAAGAGCGATTTTCTAATTAGAATTGGTAGCGAGTGCAATGAATTAGTTTTTGACGGAAAGCATACCCTATACCAAACAGAAAACAAAAATTTTCCAAGCAAGTTTATGTACCTATTTAATTTGGTGCAAACTGATGCTAAAAAATACCTAAATAAAAATCCAATTATCGATGTTTCCCCAAAAAAGAAAGTTACCGTTTGGAATTTCGAATACGACCACGAAAAAGGAATATTGACTGGAACTGATTTAGACCATGCTTTTTGGAGAATTGCTTATGTTAAAGGCTATATATCCAAGAAAACATACGATAGAGCATTAGATGAAAAAGCAAAGGCTATTAGGCTTGCTTCACTATCTGTTTTGGGTAGCGAAAAATCTTTTCAAAGGTTTGTTCAAGGGGAATATTACGAAACGGTTGTTACAAGAAAAAATGACCCACAGCTTCAATCTATATATCACGATATTAGGTATTCCTGCTACTACATGATGCACGAAATATCGATTATGTTAGGCGATGAATTTGACTGCTATAAAACAGATTGCATATACTACCGAGATACAGAAGCCAATAGAAAAATAGTACACGACTATTTTGAAGAAAGAGAGATGCTATTTAAACAGTTGGTTTACAGTAGTATGGATAGCTTCACGATTAAAGAATAGTTATTCAATATAAATTATTATATTTTATATAATACTTTTATTTTGTTTTAATATTTTTTTACTATATTTGTTCAAATAAAAAAATCAAGATGAACTTAACAACAACCCCTTTTTCAGAATTAGAAAACAAAAAAAAATACAATTTATTTACCTTTAAAGAGGACGGTATAGTAATTAATATACTGAATGATTCAAAGAAATACAATAAAATACCAAGCGGTAATTTCTACAAGTTTGGAGCCATTATAGGTGGTCAATATTTTTGGTATTTCAAGGGTACTCCAGTTGCTAATGATAGGGAAAAGATGCGTGAAATTTTTGGCGCAATAATCAACATAACAGATTTTTCAACTACAACTCCATTCATTTATAAAGTAAAAAAAATATGGTAGGTATTTCAAAAGATGACGCAGAAAAGCTAATGGAAGAGTTTTTAATAAACGGTTCAAAAATTGACGGCTCTAGTGAATTTGCAATGGAATCAATGGACATTTTGAACGATAGAAACTTCAAGCAGGTGCTATTAGGAACTTTAATTATCAAAATAAAGGATTCTATAGACGACAAACGATTAAACGATGAAAAATATATGCGCTTATTTATGACCAATATAACAAACGCTATGGTTCTCGGCTGTACTGATAAGCAACTAAAGAGATGTTCTGTCAATAACGCAATTCCAATTAACCTAACAAAGAGTTTTTCTGAATATGTTTCAGATGATTGGGATAACCCAAAGTTACAGTTTGCATTTGACCAATTTGTATCAGCCTTTGTTGCCTATGAACAATTTGAAGAAAAATATCCTAAAATCGTAAAAATTATTTAAAGATGAAGCCAAAACAATTCAGTGATTTTAAATCGATAAAAGACAGGGTAACTTTTTTATTAGAGACTAATCCTCTATTAAGAGATAACGACAATCGTCTTATAGCCACTTACTGCTTTAATTTTATAGGTAAAGAAAAAATAAACGAAATGAGTGCCTTACAACTGCTTACAGATTTAGGATTCAATAAACTTCCTTGTTTCGAAAGCATAACCAGAGAAAGAAAGATGATTCAAAAGGAAAACGAATTATTAAGAGGTACTCAATACAAGATTAGAAAAAAGAAACTTCCGAATTGGTTTCTAGTAGACAAAAAAGATTAAAAAAAAACATACTTTTTTTATTGTACCGAAAACTTTTTACTTACATTTGTTCGTATAAATTTTAAATTAACTATGAGAGCAACAATTATTACAACAGAAGGCGAAAAAAGACAAGTAGAATTTACGTCTTTTATTGGCGCAAGGAACCTAATTTGCAACGAGGGATACAGTAGTCCAGTAGAGGTTATTTACTTAGAAGATGGTGAGATGCTATTGATAGACGAAGAAGGCAAGAACAAAAATCTTTCTATGAACTCTATTGCCACTGAAATGGCTCACAAATCGGAATCCATATATCCGAGCGATTATGTTTGTGGAGATGCAATCTTTATAAACAATATGAATGAATTTGACGACCTACCTTACGAATAGGGCGAAAAAAAAGAGAGCGAGTAACAACTCTCGCTCTCATACCAAGAAAACTTATACAACTTACTATGGACATAAGATGTTTGCATCAAAAATAACTAATTCAATTAGTAATTGCATTATATTTTACTACAATATTCTAAATCATAATGAATATATATTTTTCTTTTATGGAAAAGACGAGGTTTTACAAATATTATTTTAAAAATGTTGACAAACCAATCATCATGGAAGCCGAAAATAAAGCTACTGCTGACGACATGTTAAGAGAGCTTGCTATGAAGCCTAAAGTGGATATTGACTTCAAGAAACTAGAAGATATTAGAGTAGAAACTCCTATTATAGGAATATCCAAAAAGACTAGAAAAAAAGTAGGTTATACATGGGTTGGAAAAGTACATTCATCCGATGGTTGGATGGAAAATACACAGTTTGAATCGATGAATACAAATAAGTAGATGGAAGAAAAAAAATCAAATGTCAATTATTTATCACGGATAATAATATTTATGACAAAAACAAAAGCTGGCAGACTTTTAAATAGTTTTATTGGAAAACAGAAGGGAAGAAAGGGGCAATGCACCCCAGAACTTTGTGAAACGCTTGATGGTAAAAAAGGTTCAGCTTGCTGTAAACTTGGATATACGTGTCCTTTTCTTTGCGAAACTAGTTGCGGAATTTACAAAGTAAGACTAACAAATTGTAGAGTTTTCCCTGCTAATAAAGATGATTTGAAATTAGTCAAGAACTGCGGTTATAGTTGGAAATAATTATAGCACATTAAAACGATGCTATAACAAAAGCAATTAATTTATAAATAAATCCGATTTTAAAATGATAAACATTTCCCAAAGCTTTCTAAAAGAATTTGCAAAATATAAGAACGGTGAAGTTTGCGGTCTTCAGACTAAAGCAAAGTATATTGATGGTGTTAGATTTCCTTCAAGCGATGCAATGGAATACGGTAATTTTTTTGAGTATATGGCTACTGGCTCTATACCTCGTGACGGTCATATTCCACAAGCCAAGATAGTATATGCAGGAACAAAAAAAGAAATGGTTTCAGAGCAGTACCAAAGAGCAATAGACAGTGCCGAGTTCTTCAAGAAAATTGTAAAAAATTACGGAATTGAAATAATTGAAATAGGCAAAGTGTGTACGCAAGATGGTATGACTGGTATTTTCGATATTGTAGCCAAGTGGAACGATAGGATTTGTATCATTGATACCAAGTACAGTGGGCTTATGGATGACAAATGGAATGAATTAGGTTGGAACCTTGATTCATTGACTGAAAAGCATAATCTAATGCTACAGCCAGTTCAATACAAGATTCTTTTGTCTAAAGAATTAGAATGTGAGCCTGATGATATTGATTTTTTCTTCTTTATATTTTCTACCAAAGCTACGCATGATGTAAAGATAATAAAGGTTCACGTTGAGGAAAACACTATTGCTACGCATTTGTCAACTGTTGAGTGGGTAAAGGGCGAATTACAAAAGCCAATAGAAAAGGTTTTCAAGGCTAAACCTTCTCTTATACGATGCAATGAGTGCTTCATAAGAGATAATTGCTCTAGCAGAGTAGAAATGCCCCACATTGACGAAATAGTTTATTAAACTACTACAAAATGAATCCAGAAGAGTATTCGCTAACTAAGATTAACCTAGAAATTCACGAAGTAAATATTTACAGAGTTAACTTGAGAAAATTTTTGCTGAAGGAAGCTAAAAATTACACTATAAACTCAAGAAAATTCCAAAATATCTTAGATGAGTTAGAAAGGATTGCAATTGAAATAAACGAACTTGAAAATAAAAAATCCGAATACCTAAACTTAAACAACTTATAAGATGAGCAAAGAATTAATCAGTAGCTTCACAACTACAATCGAAAAGTACGAACAAAAAAACCTTGTAGAATTACTAGAAGGTAGTTCGTTAAGTCCTGCTAAATTTAAACAAATTGTAATTAGCGAACTAAAACGCTCTCCTAAGCTTCAAGATGTGTTTTTGAAAAATCCTGCTTCGCTATTTGCTAGTATATTGCATTGTGCTGAAATTGGTCTTAATCCAAGCCAAATGATAGGCGAATTTTACTTTATTCCTTATAACGATAGCATAACTGCCGTTTTAGGTTATAAGGGCTTATTGACGTTATTATTGCGTTCTGACAAAGTAAAGAAAATATGGTGTGAAATAGTCTATGAAGAAGACGACTTCGAATACGAACTAGGTCTTGAGCCAAAGCTATACCATACTCCTAATCATTCTGCTGTTAGAAACTCTTCTACGCTGAAATATATCTACGCTTGTGCCAAAGTAAACGATGATGTTGTCTTTAAAGTTATGTCTAAACTAGAGATTCAACAGATTGCTAATATGTCAAAATACAAAAACGATTTATACTTCAACGACAAGAAGGATTCAGAGCAATGGATGGCTAAAAAGACAGTTTTGAAGCAGTTGGCTAAGCTAATGCCTAAAGAGGACGATAGGTTAAAGAAAGCAGTATCAATGGACGATAATATTGAGGGCGGAGGTTATCTTATAATGGACGAGAATGACACGGTAAGATTTGTTCAAGGTACTGTTATAAAGGATAAGAGTAGCATATATCAAAAGCTACTGCAAAACAACGGTACTAGTATTTCGACACTTACTGGCGTAACTGCACACAATGGCATACATTCTTTGCCAAATGTTACTACAAATTTTACATAAAAAAATTTGCACAACTGAAAATATTTTTTTAGATTTGTAATTAGTCAATGGGGATTGATAATTTTAATTTTTCTAGTAAAAAAAAGCGACTGCATTATGTGTAGTCGCTTTTTTATTTTTAGTAGGGTAGTATTATGGAGTTATTTTGCTTACATTATCACTCCCTTGATTTGAAGTATAAATATTACCATATACGTCAATAGTTATTCCTTGTGGTTGCGAACCAGTTACATTTAAAATTGTAGATACCCCAAGCGGTGTGATTTTGCTTACATTATTACTCCCTTGATTTGCAGTATAAATATTTCCTAAAGAATCAATAGTTATTCCGCTTGGAGCAGAGCCAGTAGTTCCTAATATTGTAGATACCCCAAGTGGCGTAATTTTGCTTACATTATCACTCGATTGATTTGCAGTATATATATTTCCAGACGAATCAATTGTTATTGCAACTGGGGTTATGCCAGTCGTTCCTAATGTTGTAGCTACTCCAAGTGGTGTTATTTTGCTTACTATATTAGTAAAGTAGTTTGCAGTATATATATTTCCAGATGAATCAATTGTTATTGCAACTGGGGCTTGACCAGTTAGGATTGCTAAGGTTGTAGATACTCCTAGTGGCGTAATTTTAATTACTCTGTTACTCCCTCCATTTGATGTATAAATATTTCCTAAAGAATCAATAGTTATTCCCGTAGGAGAGCCTGCTGATACCCCTAGTATAGTTGATACTCCCAAAGGTGTTATTTTACTCACATTATCAGAACCATTACTCGTATAAATATTTCCTGAGCTATCTATTGTTATTCCAACGGGCTGTGCGCCAGTCGTTCCTAAAATTGTAGATACCCCAAGAGGTGTAATTTTAGTTACATTGTTACTTATTCCATTTGCTGTATAAATATTTCCTAATGGGTCAATTGTTATTCCCGAAGGGTTATTTCCAGTAGTTCCTAAAATTGTAGAAGTTGAAATTGACGAGTTAATTACTAAACTACCATAACTATAATAATCGTTACCAGAAACATAAACCGTAGTTCCATTGTTTAGAAAAACGCCTTTATTTAAACTATTTAAAGCGCTTACCACACCAGCAACATCATTGGATTTTACTATTGCATTGTAAGCAATAAATGTAGGGTTTGGACTCGTTGCGATAAGTATAGATATTGATGTAAGGCTTGAAAAAGATTCTGTAGCCAAATTGTATTCGTATAATTTATTAGAATCGTTGGAAAACCCTTGAGGAACTAGTGTTCCCATAATGTTAACAGGCTGAGCAAGGGAAGTATTATTTGTAACACTTAAACTTATTTGAGTTGACATATTTTTTAATTTTACTTTATTTTTAAATTGAAAATCGTATAGTTAAACTATTTCTGTATAATCACTAAAAAAGTCATCATTAAAGAAATTGGTTGGTTCTAAGAAATCTTTATTAGAAAGTTCTTCACTTGAAAAAACCAATAAAATATTTTCATTAGGTAAAATATTAAAAGTAAAGTTATTTCTACCGTTCAAATATATATTTTTTTGATTAAAATTTAAAAAAATAGAGTTCTGATATTGATATGGGTCAATTGTTTGAATTTGATTACGACTCTCAATATTTCCATTAACATCGTACTGTGTAAATACCAAAGGCTCTATTAATTGAGAGCCACTGTTTGCGCTCATATAAATTTTATCGATTGCATAAATAAAACTACCCGCAGATTGAGTTATCTGACTATAACTAGTATCATCTGTGCTTGCTACTGTAACCACTCCATCAGGAAATATCGTGACTATTGGTGAATATATTCCTGCCATAATTAATTTTCTTCTGCTAGAACTTTGCCTTGTTTAGACATAGCTCTTAATTTAAGTGTTTTTTTATTTAATAAAACTTTAACTCCATAGTCTTGTGAAATCATAGCATTAAGTTTATCAAGTTCTCTTTTTGGCTCTTTATTTTTAATAGCTTCTCTCATAGCTTGTAATGCAATTACTGCATTGTCCTTTTCCTTTTTAGTTGATTCAGATGCGATTTTAGGCTCTGCATACTTATCATTACTTTTATTACTGTTATTACTGTTATTACTGTTATTACTGTCGTTTCTGTCAGCATCCTTATGTTTTTCTTTTCCTATTATATTTGTTCCTTTTGGCTTTAGCAACCATAACAATCCTAATGCTACTGCTATTGATAAAAATAGAGTTTTTGTCTCGTTATCCATTTTTTACTTTTTTTTATTTTTTATAAGTAATACTACTACAGCCAATGCCAATATTCCACCTCCTAAAATAGAATAGGAAAGGTATCTTCTACCTTGTTGTTTAGATAGCATTTCGTCATTATTCTGAACTGCTAAATATTTATAAATTATTTCTTGCTTCGCTAACTCTCCTTGAATATTTTGCAATCTTTCTTCTAAATCTTTCTGTTGAGACAAAGACAATCTACCTAACTCGGCTTCCATTGCTCTTTGCTTTTTAGCATCAGCCTTTGCAAAAGCTCCTCCAACAATAGCTTGTATTCCTGCGCTTATAAAAGCGCCTCCTAATTGCGCACCAGTACTTAATCCTCCTGCCGTACTTGCGCCTCCTGTTGGTATCGTTCCCATATTAATCAGCTAATAAATAAATTCCATAAATAATTCCAATGCCTATACCCAAACCAGTTACATAAAGCCAAGTATCATTTATTCTAGCGGTTCCTTCTTTTTGAAGAGTTGTACGGTATGATTCTAAACTATTGACTAATATTCTTGTTCTTGCCGTTTCGGATTCAGACCTAATCTTCTCCATGGATAATAACTCATTTTGAGCAAAACCAGCTAATGCAATATTTTTTTGAAGTTGTCTGTTTCTTTCAGCTTCCTTTGATGCCATAGAACCGCCTAACAAACTAGTCGCTAATGAAAAAACACCAGCTATTACCAATGGCGCTATATTTAAGTATCCATCGTTAGCCATTGCATTATCAAAAGATAATGCAAATTCAACATTATTATCAATAATAAGCGCTTTGTAAGTTAATTCGTTTATTTTATGAAGTGTCGCAGTATCCATGTCGATGTTATATCCATGGTCATTTAGAATTTTAACCACAACATCTGGGTAATAGTATATGAACTCTGCTATTTTTTGTTCGGATTCTGTTAATTTTTCCATTTAAGAAAACTTTTATAATTAACAACAAACTTACAAAAAAATATTATTAATAATTTTTTTTTAAGTATTTTATCTTAAATTAGTTATTATTTCGTCAACATTAAAAACTTCTTCAAATGAGTTATAAGGAAATGTAGAAATATCTTCGAATAATAAATTTTTAGAATAAGCATTATGCTCTATGTTTATTTCTTTTGTAAAATCGTTAGCAACTATATTTGTGTGCATCCCATATCCAAAAACTTTTGGATTAGTTCCAACCCAAGTTACTACGCTAGGTAGGTTAAGGGCTGTGGCTATGTGCATAGAGCTACTATCAATAAGCAATCTTTTTGCGGACATCGTTAGCATTATGGCAATACTTCTCCAGTCATCCATTGCTCCAATGGTATTTTCATATATCAATTGGTCTTCTCTCTTAATGTGTAAAATAGAATAATCATTTTTAAAATAGCTTACAACCTCATTTACAACGTAAGAAGGAATATCTCTAGTCCAACTGTACTTCAAAGGCTGTCCAAAGCCTCCTCCATTTGGTTGGATAGCCATTATTGGTTTATCTAATTTGTAGAATGGTGCAAAATATTCTTTTTCTCCTTTTGATAAAAATATTTCAGGCATTTCGCCTTTGTACTCAAGTCCATACATTTCACACCATATTTGAATAAGGTGTTTATTTTCGGTAATGAAATCATTTTGATGATAAGGGTCTGCAAAAAATACTTTTACGTCTTTTTTTTCAATGTAGCTTTTATATAGCCCATTCGTTTGATTTGAGTTCAAAACCCTATTAGCATTTGGGTTGTTTATAAAAACTTGCGGATATTCTGTAACCACTATTATATTTGCCTTTGAGTATTTTTTCTTAATTGCTTTTAAAACTGCTGTTCCTGCTACACTTTTACCAAGCCCACCTTGAATTTGAAATATTACGTTCATCTTATTTTTTTTTGTTATGTTGTGTTATTTTTTCCATTAATTCATTTACGGATGTTAGTTCATCTACATCGGTTGTGTCAATATCTATGTAGTCAAAGTTAGGCTTTTCATAGTTTTCAACGTGAAAATTTTCTCTCCCCCTTATGTTTGTTGTGTGTACAAATATCTCAATACAATCGGTAACAAATCTAAATTGGTCTCTTTGGTCTTTGAAAGGCGATACTAGAGCTAAAATAACATCAAAATTATCGGTTTCATTTAGGTATTTGGCAATAGAATATGCTTGTTGAATATTATCCATTCTTCCCTTTTCAGAATAATCCTTGTTGTTGAGTATTTTTCGTAACACATCACCATCTACAATGAACACCTTTTTTTTAGGGTTGTTTACTTCTAATACTTTTTTAAGATAATTGGCTAGGGTTGTTTTGCCTGAATGTGGTTGTCCACAAATATTGTAAATCATCTTTTGTCGTTGTTAGTTTTCTTGAAATTATTTCTAAAGATAATTAAAATATCTATAAAACCACGGATATGAATTTTTTATTGATTGACAAATCTCAAAACCTAAAATATCTTCGTAATCATTTGGAAGCTTTTCAAATTTTGGTCTAATCTTATGGTCTCCGTATATGCCATGAATAGCATCGTTTTCGTGTGTGTGTTGAGTTATATTTACAAATTGATGCTCGTAGTAAGGAAGTCCTACAAACTCATAAAATCGTCTTATTTCGTTTTCTGGATTTTCCATTAAATCCTCGTATCGAATGAATAAAATATTGTTGTGGATTCCTTGGTCAATCATATCTCTCAGTCGGTCTAGAGATATGCCTACTGGCATACCATCAGCCCATATATCTACTCTTTTTTTCAAAGTAGTACCTACCAATTGACTAGGATTTTGAACGTGATTTTCCTTTGTTGGATTTTTTCTGAAGTTTTTTTCCATAGAAGCAAATACAGCTCGTAAATCCCGAACCATACATACTATTTTTGGGTTTGGATAGAATTTATTCGCTAATCCATAACTTATACCCCAACCTCTATTTTTATCTAAAATGTAAGGCTTGTTAGTTAAGCTAGAGAAATAACCCTCCATTCCCGAACGACAAAAAGACAAAAAAGCATCGTCCATTTGTTTAGGGTCTTGAGCTTTAAATTCTGGAGAAGCATTATAATTCCCCTTTGCTCCATAGATTAATTCTAAAAACCCCGAAGTAGGAGTTACATAAAAATCAGGATTGTCTCCAATTATTGACTGAAGAAGTGTTGAGCCAGCTCTAGGCAATGATGAATTAAAGAAAAAACGCTTTTCCATATTTTATAATTTGTTTAGTTTTCTTGGTTTTTTTTTATAGCCCTAAAGACACATCTTCCTTATGCAGGAAGATTGTCTTTTACAATTTGAAGTTCTGCAATCAAAGCATCGATTAAAGGTTTTAAATCTGCATCTTCCTTTACATCAAATCCGTCTTTTTGCAACCATCTCACATCATCATATCCAAATATGTTGATTGCATGAAATTTTTTCTCTATTGTGCTGTCTGCTGGCTTTTTAGCCCATATAGCATCTACTAATGGAGTTACATTAGTTAAGTCAGCAGTTGCTGTTTTTACAGATAAATCTTTTGAATTTATTTGTGTTTCTCCGTAACCGAAGATGTGAATTGTGAAATTTTCCATTTTTTTTATTTTTAGTTTTTAGTTTTTAATTTTTAATTAAATCAATCAGAATACAAATATATATATATTTTTTTATTTATTTTTATTTATTTTTATTTTATGTCACAATATTTAATACACCACTATTATTCCACACAGAACCACTAGGCAAACCTGCTGATGATGTTGGGATAGATTTTATTGACAAGTTATTTACAAATGTTGCACAAGCTCTGTCTGCCGTAATATTAGAACCTACAATCATAGCACAAGCACAAGTGTTTGTGGAATTTGACATACCAGCTAAAATACCCGAACTATCTCCAGAAGCGGTATTACAAAGACCTCCTCCAACTGTTGAATTAAGTCCAGAAGCACAGTTTGTAAAACCACCTCCCACTGTTGAATATAAAGCAGAGGAACAATTTCTACAACCGCCACTAATTGTTGACCTTGTTGCAGAAGCAATATTACTTTGACCACCCCCAACTGTTGAATAAGCACCAGAAGCAGTATTACAACGACCTCCTCCAATTGTTGAAAAAGTTGCAGAAGCAGTATTTGCATCTCCACCTCCAACTGTTGATGAACCTCCAGAAGCAGTATTACTAATACCTCCAGCAATTGTTGAAGAACTTTCAGAAGCAATATTGGAACGACCACCTCCAACTGTTGACCTTATGCCACAAGCAGTATTTAATTGACCACCTCCAACTGTTGAATAGCAATTAGAAGCAGTGTTCTGACGACCTCCTCCAACTGTTGAATAAGAACCAGAAGCTAAATTAATTTGACCTCCACCAATCGTTGAATAGCAATTAGAAGCAATATTTGCAAAACCACCTCCAATTGTTGATATAGCACCAGAAGCACTATTACTTTGTCCTCCTCCAACTGTTGAAAAATATCCAGAAGTAGTATTTACAATACCTCCTCCAACTGTTGAACTATATCCTGAAACGGTATTACAACAACCACCCCCAACGGTTGAAAAATTTCCAGCAACTCTATTTCTAAAACCACCCCCAATAGTTGATAATCTACCAGCGTTACAACAAGTAATTGCGCCAGTTAAATCCCCAGTAGTAGCGTTAAAAGTTCCGCCAGTTGTATTATGACCAATACCACCTCCTATTGTTACTCCAAGAGAACAACATTCGTTTGTAGGCGATTGAATTATGTTTCTTTGCCCTCCAGATATAACTGAAAATCTTGAATTTGTTATGTTGCAACAACCTCCTCCTGCTGTTGAAAGGCTACCAGAAGCCGTATTATTTCTACCACCTCCAGCAAATGAACAACTTCCAGAAGCTATATTATAATATCCCCCAACAACTGCTGAACAACCACCAGAAGCACGACTTCTATAACCACCTCCAACTGTTGAACATTGACCAGAAGCAGTATTGCATTGTCCACCTGCAACAACTGAATTACCGCCAGAAGCAGTATTTAAACAACCACCTCCAACTGTTGATAAAGAAGCACAAGCACGATTAAAATGACCCCCTCCAACTGTCGCATAATCAGTAGCAGTATTACATTGTCCTCCTCCAACTGTTGAACTAAGTCCACAAGCAGTATTGCAAAATCCTCCACCAATTGTAGCCCTTATGCCACAAGCAGTATTTGCACAACCGCCCCCAATTTTTGAAGCACTACCAGAAGCAGTATTAAAACACCCCCCCCCAACTGTTGAAAAAGCGCAAGAAGCTTTATTTCTATACCCACCACCTATTGTAGATAATCTACCAGCATTACAACAAGTAATTGCACCACTTAAATATCCAGTAGTAGCGTTAAAAGTTCCGCCAGTTGTATTATGACCAATACCACCTCCTATTGTTACTCCAAGAGAGCAACATTCGTTTGTAGGCGATTGAATTATATTTCTTTGACCTCCTCCAATAAATGAAAACCTTGAATTTGTTATGTTGCAATAACCAGCTCCAACTGTTGACGAACTTGCAGAAGCAGTATTTTCACGCCCACCACCAATTGTTGAAATACAACCAGAAGCCGTGTTTAAATAACCTCCACCAATAAAAGATTTATCAGCACTTGCAATATTAAAATCTCCAGCTCCTATAAAAGAATGGCATCCACTTGAAGTATTTGTATGTCCACCACCTATTGAACTAAAATAACCAGTTGCTTGATTACAATATCCTCCACTTACTGTTGATGTATTTCCAGATGCAATGTTGCAATAACCACCACTTACAACCGAAGCAACATTTGATGCAGTATTAAAATAACCACCACTTACAAGACTTCCATAACCAGCACTTGCAACATTTCCAATACCTCCACCTATAAAAGAATATTGACCACGAGCGCTATTTCCACAACCACCTCCAATTACAGAAAAGCTACTACAAGTGATAGTATTATATTTACCACCACCAATTGCAGAATAATTAGTAATGACTTGGTTTGAAGTTCCGCCTGCAACTGTTGAATTGCATCCCGAAGCATTATTAATAGCTCCACCTCCAATGGTTGAACAATAACCAGAAGCAGTATTTAAAAAACCACCTCCAACTGTTGAACAACAACCAGAGGAAGTATTATTTATACCACCCCCAATTGTAGCGTAAGTTCCCGAAGCATTATTAGTGCCTAGTATTGGCTCTATACCCGTTGCGTTAGCATTATATTCAAAAGGACTACTTCCTCCACCTCCAGAAGTATCGAAACCTAAATTTGCTTCTGCAAATGCAATAAAGCTATTTACATCAAAAGGAGTTCCTAACGAATCTTCGCAGTTGGATAAAGGCTGATTAAAAACACTTGTTGACGTTCCTAAATATTTATTGTAAATAGAAACATAAGGTATTGATTCATATAGAGTCAAAACGTCTATTGCACAAGAGTTTTTCGGGGCAACTAATATTATAGAACCATTTATTGATATTTGTAAACTACCATCTACTATTTGTAATTTTATCATTATTATTTTTTTTAAATCACTATGCAAAGCGAAGTGCCACTTCTCCAAACGGAACCACTTGGCAATCCAGCAGATGATGTTGGTATATTTTTAATTGATAAGTTATTTACAAATGTTGCACAAACTCTATCTGCTGTAATATTAGAACCTACAATCATTGCGCAAGCACAAGCGTTTGTAGAATTTGCTTGACCTCCTAAAATACTAGAAGAAGTTCCACTAGCAGTATTAAAATAACCACCTCCAACTGTTGAATTGCATCCCGAAGCAGTATTAGTACCTCCACCTCCAATGGTTGAACAATAACCAGAAGCAGTATTGTATCTACCACCTCCAATTGTAGCACAATTTCCAGAAGCAACATTAACACACCCTCCTCCAATAGTTGAAATATAGCCAGAAACAATATTAGTACCGCCTCCACCAACTGTTGACTTACCGCCAGAAGAAGTGTTAGCATAACCACCTCCAACTGTTGTAAAACCATAAGAAGCAACATTAACGAAACCCCCTCCAATTACTGAAAAACTTCCAGAAAGATTATTACCTTGCCCTCCTCCAAGAAATGAACAACTTCCAGAAACACAATTAGTATATCCGCCTCCAATTACTGATGCACTTCCAGAAAGATTATTACCTTGCCCTCCTCCAACTGTTGAAGAAGCTCCAGAAGCAGTATTTGACTGACCACCTGAAATTGTTACAAATCCATTATAAGGAGTTACAGTATTATTCATACCGCCACCAATTGTATTTCCGCCAGTAGCGGAATAAGTGCCAATATTAGTATTAGTGTTAATTATGTTATTACATCCTCCGCTAATTACATCACTTACCAGTGGCGCAAAACTGCAATAGTTTGCAGAAGGAAATATTTGGTTGGATTTACCACTACCTATAAAAGAATATATACCACAAGCAGTGTTTGAAATACCACCTGCAATTGTTGAACATCCACCACTAGCAGTGTTAGATTGACCGCCTCCAATAGTAGCAAGGCATCCCGAAGTAGTATTTAAACAACCTCCGCCAATTATTGAACATCCACCACTAGCAGTGTTACATCTACCACCACCAATTACTGATGAATATCCCGAAGCAGTATTTCCACACCCACCTCCAACTGTTGACCTATCTCCAGAAGCAGTATTTGAATTACCTCCTCCAACTGTTGAATACTGTGCAGAAGAAATATTATATTTACCACCTCCAATTGTTGAAACGATACAAGAAGCATTGTTGCATAATCCACCTCCAACTGTTGAATAATAATAAGAAGCAGTGTTTCGTATGCCTCCACCAATTGTTGATAAAATTCCAGAAGCAGTATTTGAATTACCTCCTCCAACTGTTGATTCTCCGCCCGAAGCAGTATTTTGACGACCCCCACCAACTGTTGCGAAACAATCAGAAGCAATATTATTTCCACCCCCACCAATTACTGACTGAACACCCGAAGCGGTATTGTTACTTCCACCACCACCAATTACTGATGAATATCCCGAAGCAGTATTTCCACACCCACCTCCAACTGTTGACCTATCTCCAGAAGCAGTATTATAATCTCCTCCAGAAATCACTGCTTTAAGACCAGAAGCAGTATTACAAAAACCTCCACTAACTGTTGAATTACAAGCAGAGGCAGTGTTACAACAACCACCACCAATTGTTGATTCATAACAAGAAGCAGTATTGCGATAACCCCCACCAACTGTTGAAGATTGTGCAGAAGCAGTATTACAAAAACCACCCCCAACTGTTGAACAATTTCCTAAAGCAGTATTATAACAACCACCTCCAACTGTTGAATATTCTCCAGAAGAAATGATAAAACGACCACCTCCAACTGTTGAATATTCTGCTGAAGCAGTATTACAACAACCACCTCCTATTTTTGCACCATCACCCGAAGCAATATTACATTGACCCCCTCCAATAGTAGCGTAAGACCCCGAAGCATTATTAGTGCCTAGTATTGGCTCTATACCCGTTGCGTTAGCATCGTATTGAAAAGGACTGCCCCCACCTCCACCTCCTGAAGTATCGAAACCTAAGTTTGCTTCTGCAAATGCAATAAAGCTATTTACGTCAAAAGGAGTTCCTAACGAATCTTCGCAGTTGGATAAAGGCTGATTAAAAACACTTGTTGACGTTCCTAAATATTTATTGTAAATAGAAACATAAGGTATTGATTCATATAGAGTCAAAACGTCTATTGCACAAGAGTTTTTCGGGGCAACTAATATTATAGAGCCATTTATTGATATTTGTAAACTACCATCTACTATTTGTAATTTTATCATTATTTTTTTTTAAAACCCTAAATTAGCTTCGGCAAAAGCAATAAAAGTACTTTGTGTAAATACAGTATTAGTTGAATCAACACAATTTGATAAAGGCTGATTAAATACTGATGTAAAGTTCGCTAAATATTTATTAAAAATTGAAGCAATAGGAATTGTATTTTGTAAAGCTAACGTATCAATAGCACACGCATCTTTTGGAATAACAAGTATTATTACACCTCCATTTGATATTTGCAAACTTCCAACTACTATTTCTAGTTTATTCATTTTTTATGTTTTTATTTACGGAACTATTGTCAAAATTCCTGAATTACTCCATACAGAACCAGTAGGTAAACCTGCTGATGATGTTGGGATGTTTGTAATAGAAAGATTATTTACAAATGTAGCACAAGCTCTGTTTGCTGTAATATTAGAGCCTACAATCATTGCACAAGCACAAGTGTTTGTGCTATTTGATTCACCTCCTAAGATACTAGAACTAATTCCAGAAGCAGTATTATAACAACCCCCACTAATTGTTGAAATACAGCCAGACGCAAGATTTCCAAAACCACCCCCAATTGTTGCTAAACCAGAAGCAGTATTGCTTGAGCCTCCTCCAACCGTTGATAGAGAAACAGAAGCAGTATTTGTACAACCACCCCCGATTACAGAATAACATCCAGAAGCAGTATTACTATAACCACCACCAACTTTTGAAGCAATTCCCGATGCAGTATTTCCCTGACCACCACTAACTGTTGATGACGTACCAGAAGCAATATTTGGAGCGCCATAAGTACCCCCACTACTGTAGAATTGACCACCACCACCAACTGTTGAAGAAACTCCCGATGCAGTGTTAATACCACCTCCTCCAATTGTTGAACTATTATTAGAAGCATTGTTACTAAAACCACCTCCAACGGTTGAGTGATAATTAGAGGAAGTATTAGATGCACCACCTCCAACTGTTGACAAACAACCAGTAGCTTTATTTCTAAAACCACCTGCAATTGTAGATAATTTACCAGCATTACAACAAGTAATTGCGCCAGTTAAATCTCCCGTAGAGGCATTAAAAGTTCCTCCAGTAGTATTATGACCAACACCACCGCCTATTGTAACTCCAAGAGAACAACATTCGTTTGTTGGCGATTGAATTATATTTCTTTGTCCTCCTCCAATAAATGAAAACCTTGAATTTGTTATGTTGCAACAACCAGCTCCTACGGTTGAAACAGTTGCAGAAGCAGTATTAAAAGCACCTCCACCAATTGTTGAACGGCAAGCAGAAGCAGTATTATAACAACCCCCTCCAATTGACGAAGCATTTCCACAAGCAGTATTTTGCCGACCTCCACCAATTGTTGAATAAGAAGCAGAAGCATTGTTATAACAACCCCCACTAATTGTTGAAACATCGCCACACGCAGTATTACTAAAACCACCCCCAACTGTTGCTGTACTACAAGCAATATTGCTTGAGCCTCCTCCAACCGTTGATAGAGAAACAGAAGCAGTATTTAAACAACCACCCCCGATTACAGAATAACATCCAGAAGCAGTATTATAACAACCCCCACCAACTTTTGAAGCAATTCCCGATGCAGTATTTCCCTGACCACCACTAACTGTTGATGACGTACCAGAAGCAATATTTCCAGTGCCATAAAAACCCCCATTATTGTAGCATTGACCACCACCACCAACTGTTGAAGAAACTCCCGATGCAGTGTTAGTACCACCTCCTCCAATTGTTGAACTACTATTAGAAGCATTGTTACAAAAACCACCTCCAATGGTTGAGTCAGTAGAAGCAACATTGCTTAAGCCTCCTCCAACTGTTGAACAAGAACCAATAGCTTTATTTCTAAAACCACCTCCAATTGTAGATAATTTACCAGCATTACAACAAGTAATTGCGCCACTTAAAATCCCAGTAGTAGCGTTAAAAGTTCCGCCATTTGTATTATGACCAATACCACCGCCTATTGTAACTCCAAGAGAACAACATTCGTTTGTTGGCGATTGAATTATATTTCTTTGTCCTCCTCCAATAAATGAAAACCTTGAATTTGTTATGTTGCAACAACCAGCTCCTACGGTTGAAACAGTTGCAGAAGCAGTATTAAAAGCACCTCCGCCAATTGTTGAACGGCAAGCAGAAGCAGTATTATTTGAACCTCCGCCAATTGTTGTGTCTGTATTAGAAGCATTGTTAGTATTACCACCACCAATTGTTGAGGTTGTACCTGAATTAATGTTGCAAAAACCACCACCTATTACTGATTGAGTACCGCACATAACATTGTAAGTTCCTCCTAAAATTGACGACTGATAGCCTGAATTAACATTTATCTTACCTCCTACAATTGAAGAGTATGTACCACTAACAATATTTGACTTACCTCCAAGTGAAGATGCAAAATAATTTGATGCAGTATTACCTTGACCTCCAGAAATGACTGAACCTTTTTGAGATGTAGTATTGCCAGAACCGCCACCAATTACAGAATAACATCCAGAAGCAGTATTCTGCACACCACCTCCAACTGTTGTTAAATCACATTGCGCTATATTATTAGTACCGCCACTAATTGTCACACTTCCTTGGTAAGGCGTTATGACATTACAAACCCCTCCAGAAATTGTACTTCCTCCAACAGGCGAGTAAGTAGTAGCATAAGTATTAGTATTAATGGTATTTTTACAACCCCCTGCTATTACATCTCCATATCTTGCACTACCGCCAAGATTTGCAGAAGGGAATATTCTGTTACATTTTCCACTACCTATAAAAGAGAGTACTCCGTTAGCTGTGTTGCAATAACCACCTGAAACAATCGAATAATTTCCACAAGAAGTGTTTCTACGACCTCCAACTATTCCTGACCAACATCCAGAAGCAGTATTAGTACAACCACCTGCAACTATTGAGCAATTTGCAGAAGCAGTATTATTGCTACCTCCACCAACTGTTGATTTAATACCAGAAGAAAGGTTATATTGTCCACCTGCAACAGCTGAATTACAGCCAGAAGCTGTATTTTGACAACCTCCAACAACTGTTGAACTATAACCAGAAGCAGTATTATTTCCACCCCCACCAACTGTTGATTTAATGTTAGAAGCAGTATTACTATAACCACCACCTAGTGTTGACCAAACATTAGAAGCAGTATTACCACAACCACCACCAATTGTCGAAGAAGAAGCAGTTGCAGAAACAATATTAGTTGAACCTCCGCCTATTGCTGAATTATCAGCTCCAAGGCAAATAGTATTGGTATAACCTCCCGCAATTGTTGATTTACTAGCGCAAGCAATATTAGATTGCCCCCCTCCAACTGTTACGTCTTGACTAAAAGCCTTATTAAAACTACCCCCAGCCACAGTTGAACCATATCCGTTAGTAACATTACAAATACCACCACCTATTGTTGAGCAATATCCATTAGCAGTATTAGATTCCCCACCTCCTATTGTTGAGCAAAATCCAAAAGCAGTATTACAAACACCACCTCCAATTATTGACCCTTGACCACAAGCGATATTTCTAAAACCTCCTCCAGCTGTTGCACTAGCATTTAAAGCACTATTACATCGACCTCCGCTAACAGTAGAGCAGGTTCCAGTAGCTGTATTGAGAGACCCCCCACCAACTGTTGAGCAATTTGCAGTAGCAGTATTGTTACTACCTCCAACAATTGCAGAAAAACATCCAGAAGCATTATTAGTGCCACCTCCTCCAATAGTAGCAAAACAACCCGAAGCATTATTAGTGCCTAGTATTGGCTCTATACCCGTTGCGTTAGCATCGTATTGAAAAGGGCTACATCCTCCTCCGCCACCACCACTTATATAATCAGATAACGGTTGAATGTTACCCATTATATCTTTTACCTTTATTATTCCGCTTACTCCGTCAACAAAAACAGCTAGACTGTTACCGTCTGGCGTTCTTATATTATTTGCTTGTGATTTAGTTACATTTCCCATTTTTTTTTTATTTTATATTTTTAATAATTTTAGCAGTAGACCCCATAAAAAAGCAACAGCTATTCCTCCACCGATAATTTTTGATTTAAACTCTTTGTCTTTTTCTATATAATTTTCATGTTGTTCTACTTTTTCAACTAAACCAGTTTGACCATAAAGTTTATCGCCTATTACTGTTTGATTAAGCTTTATTAAAGAAGCATCAACTTCTTGCATTTTAGAACTCATTTGTGTTAGAGTACTTTTAATCCATTCTATATCTGATGAACTAACATTTATTTCTTTGCTTTTATTTTTTTCAGTTTTTTCTAATGCCATTCTTAAAATTTTTTTAAAGCCCTAATTGCTCTAAATGCTTAACTAAGGATATGTTTTTAATATTTTTACTTCCATTAAAAAATTTAAGACCAATTTGTTTACCTCCCTCCTTATCTAAATACTGAACTATATAACAGCTCACATTGTCAATATCGTCATCTACCTCTATCGAAAACTGAATCAAAGATTTTTTTAAAAAAGGATTTGCCAAACTTTCATATTGAAATATGTCTATTTTTTTATCCAATATATCTAAAAATCTAATTTTATCAATTGACTTAAATTCTTTGCACATTTCATAGTTGACTGTTCCTTCAACCTGATTTGTAACTTTTATCTGAACTTGTACTGATGTAGCATCGTATATTTTCGCATACTTGTCTATGCCAGTTAACATAATTTTTTTTACCATTCCAACTACCATAGTTTGTTTGTTTAAGTTTTTATCGGTAAAAATAATTATTTTATTCTTAATACGCTACCTAATTTTGGATATTTTACTGCTAAATTATGCAAAGGCTTATCTAGTCCGTAATCTTTCAACAAGTCTGCTGAATATTCGAAACTTTCTTTGTCAAAATTAAGGGTAGTGTTAATACCTAAAAATTTAATTTTCATTTTTCCTTTAAGTTGTATATTTATTGGCTTCCTAGCCCATATATCAGAAGCTAAGGCTAACGCAGAAGACTTTACTGCATTTGCATCAATAATCCCATTAGCTTTTACTGTAAACTTACTGTTAGGCATGATTTTTATAGGATTTGCAGAAAAAGAGGTTCCAAACGGTACATCTTTAAAGTAAAATTCTAAATCATAGCTATTTAATATTATCTCAAAGCTAGATTTGTTAGTAATATCAAAATCAACCGTTACGTTAACTTTGTTTTCATCTACACTTACAACATTAAGGTTTTTAACATTGTAGTCATATTGCAAAGCTAACTCTACCTGATACTTAAAATAACGATATAGTGCAAAACCAATTACACCAAATCCACCTATTATTAACAAAGATTTTTTCATGTTATTTTAATTTACATTTTTTCAATTAAACCGTAAGGCAATATTTTGTAACCCAAAGCGTTTGCTTGAGGTGTTAGGTTTTGCATTTTTATTTTTATACCATAAATAGGTTTAGTAACCATATCAACCCGTTGTGAATTTATATAAGCTGTTCGACTTCCTACCCCACGAAATCTAAAATCTTTAGACCATTTAGTAAATTCTAATTCTAATTTATTGATTTCATCTTGCAAACTTGCTATTTCCTCTGAAATCTTTTTTGCCATGATGTAATTATTAGTTTTAGTCTCGTCTATTACATTTGTTACAGTAGTTACAGCAGTTCCGCTTGTTGTATCTGTTTTAGTTGTTTTAGTCGCACCAGTTGCAGTATCTACTACCGAAGTAGTTGTAGTTACGGCAGGTAGTCCTAAAGAGCTATCTACCGCAGAAGATGAGGTGGTTGTAGTTGTAGTTGTAGTTGATTTTTTTCTTTTTAAATAAACATAAGCGCCTACTCCCACTACTGCTAATAAGCCAATTCCCAATGCTGTTGATTTTTCCATTTTATTTACATTTTTTCAATTAAACCGTAAGGCAATATTTTGTAACCCAAAGCGTTTGCTTCTGATGATTTTTTCTGCATATCTCTAGTCATTACCATCTTTGGCAAATCAACTTTTGTTTTTCTCTCTCTGTCAACTTCCATATTTTGATACATGTCCATTTCCATTCGACTTTTAGGAAATATTTTTTGAAAATCAATAGATAAATTGTTAATCTTTTTTTGCAAATCCATTATTTCTAATGAAAGATTTTTAGCAATAATATAATTATTTGTTTTAGTTTCGTCTATTGTAGCTGTTGTAGTTGTAGGCTGTAATCCTAAAGACGTATCAGCTATTGATGGTGTGCTTGCTTTTGGAGGTGTTCCTCCTAAAAAACTTGGTAATAAACCTTTTTTTGGAGGCGTTACAATTCCAGTTTTATTTGTTGTGTTATCAATAATTCCACTTGGCGTGGTTGCTTTTTTATTTTTTAGATAAATATAAGCACCTGCTCCGAGTACTGCTAATAATCCAATTCCTAATGTTGTCGATTTTCCCATTTTATTTACATTTTTTCAATTAAACCGTAAGGCAATATTTTGTAACCCAAAGCGTTTGCTTCTGCTGTTTTTGTTTTTATTAAAGCAGTTTCAGACCTTATCAAGCTTTTAAGTTTATTTTGTTCTGTAATTTGATACGCCACATTAGCCATATAACCAGATAGACCACTTAATTTAATGCTCAAATCTTTAATTTTAATCAACAAAGATTCGATATGCTCTGAAATCTTTTTTGCCATGATGTAATTATTAGTTTTAGTCTCGTCTATTACATTTGTTACAGTAGTTACAGCAGTTCCGCTTGTTGTATCTGTTTTAGTTGTTTTAGTCGC